CGCTTTAGCGTAAGTTAAGTTATCATAGTCAATGGTAAAACCAAAGCGGCTTTCCATAACTTTGTTAATCTTTTGTGGTGTTACTTCGGTTCGCATTTCAGAAAGTCTCATGATGTATTATTCCCATATCTTGTAGTATTTAGCAGTTCTTTGTAATTTTGATATTTTATCCCGGGCAAGATTTAGCCTAGATTCAGCTATCTCCAACCTAGGCATCCTAGTATCAACTGTTACATAGTCCTGGCGCTGTCTTGCTTTTTCTACAGTATTACGCAATGACAACATGTCTGTATAACACTTATTTATTTCCTTATCGCACATAAGGATTTCGTCTGCGTTAAACAATCTATTCTTGATAGTGTAAATTGTGTATAGTATAGCACTGATTTTAGTATCAAATCGATGTACAAAATCGCCACTAGCATTAGTTACATCACAAGTTTTATTTGGATAAACTTTTAAACTATAAAGCCCAATACGATACCCATTTTTTACAGGTATACATAACGGGCTTGTACGTTCTTGCTGAATCTTACCTAACTCACGATTAGTCCACTGTTTAATGTAGTCCGTTGCGGCGTTAGATATTGCTCTTACTTCTTTGGGTTCCGGTTTATTGGATTTTTTTCGTGTATGTGATTTGGCCATTTTCATTACGGCGCAACAGGATGTCCTGCTGTGTTAATTGATTTGCAATTACTTGCTCTCGTTCATCGAGTTTATTCTTTACTATACTTGGCTCATGTTGAAAGCGGCCAAGTAGATCGGCTTGTTCGTTTGTTATAGCAACTTGTATGTTGTTTAGTAATTCTACTATTTTCATCTGGTCGCTAAGTGTACCACTACGCCCAATACTGCTGTTAACAATGCTACAAACACACTGGTACCAATGGTGATTAAAGTTTTATTGCTTTCTCCGCCCACTTTTGCCAGGCTGTCTTTGATGTCAACAATGTGACCTTCTAGTTTGTCCATACGACCGTCTAGGTTAGTTAATTTAGTTTCCAAGTTAGAATATCTTTCCGCACAAAGTTCTACGTGGGCCTCGAGACTCTTCTTTTCTATATCTGTTGTAGTGGACATTTATCCAGTCGCTTTCATATTAGCGATGCATTATTTTTTGAGCCTGTGTGTGCCTTGATATGAGCCTTAATGATTGCCTTGTAGCATCTATGTTACTATTTAGCTTGGCTTAATCTCTTTGAAATAAACGTTTTTAATGGAACCATATGGATAGAATATGGGTAGCATAAATCGAGCGGTTTCAGTTAATCCAGTTATAACAGGTACTTGTTCAAAATCTTGCAGTAGTCCGCTCAGTGGTCGGTCGGTATCATATACACCAGAACTTTCTACAGTCCACGTCCATGTCCAGACTCTTTGAACTCCCAAATAGAAATCACCAAATTCTAATTGGGTAAGTTCTACATCAATATAACTAGGTACTTGTATATTGTGCGGTTGTGTTCTTAGTCCCATACATTGTATAACTGTTTCCCAATTACGTTGTTGGTTGCGATCAATTGCATCAGCATCCTGCCCTCGTATTACACCAGTGGCGGTAATGTCTATTAGACTAAACCCTTGATAGAGATGTATATTAGTGTTGGACATGATATACATATTTAGTGGCCAACAAAAAAGGCAACATAAAGTTGCCTTTTTGTTTTTAGTTAAACTAACTATTAAGCTAGTTTGAAACCATTAGTGCTAGAAACTGTTACACCGCCACCAGAGTAAATGTTGGCAGCTAAACCAATATTACCACCTAGGCCTTGTAAGCGAGTTTGAACAGCCGCTGTAGTTGTGCCGATAGCTTCAACTAAAACGCTGATCTGTGTAGTATCAACTTGATACATAACGATTGTAGAATCGATAGCGATTGAACGTAGAATTGCTTCTACTGGACCGCCTGTACCGCTCTCAGTTGCTGAGAAAGTACCGAAACCAGTAATCTTTAGTGCTGTTGGGTTCTTTGTTAAACCTGTAGCGATAATAGTAGCTAATGTACCATCATATTTTGCATCAACGTTGTTAACGCCTGTTGCATCACCTGCATAACGTGTTTGGATTGCCATTTTTAAATCTCCTTAATATATGTGCATCTCTGCATACAGTTATTTATACAAACTAGGAAAAAATGGGGATATTATTACTCTTTAGCAAATAAGGCCGCACTAAATGTTCCGCGGTTTACTAACTTTACTAGGCCAGTTGGGGTATTGAATACAAAGCCCTCACCAGCGGGTTTGCCGTTAACTGATTGCTCAATTCCTTGCACTTGTTTTTCTAACTGATCTGCTAGATTAACTTTAAGAGCGTACAAACTGTTCCATATAGTAAATAGGGCATTTAGTCCTTTTTGCTCACGTACCAAGTATCCGTCTTGTCCTTCGGTCCCAACTAAGAAGTTGAACTGTTTGGCACTAACGTTCTTTTGCAACCATGGGCCCAGATCTTCTGCTGTTTGTCCTGTGATCTTTTTGTTACAATACTTTTGCATTGCTTGACGAACAACACCGGGAAGCTCTGTTAAGAAACTTTCAGCTGTCTGTCCGTACTGTGTAACTGCTTTGCTTGCGGCTTTGGTCAACTGTACAGGATCATTTAACTTAAATGCAACTCCTGCACTTGGAGTTAGTATAACTACAGCACCATCAGTGTTAAGTCCTTTGCCGTTCCATTGTTGTGGTGAGGCGCCATCATCGGCAAAGAATTGGTGTACTACCACACCACCTACGCTTTTGCTGATCTTTTTACCTAATCCTGTATTAGCGGGTATGCGATATTCAACCACGTTGGGTTTAAACGCATACATACCATTTTGTTCCGGTAGCTGTTCCCACCATAACAAGTCGCCCCAGAAGAAACCTGGACTATTACCCACCGCGGCTTCTAAACCGGCCCAAATATTTTCTAGTTTAGCATATAGGTCGGGACGTAGTTTACCTGATGCTTTTTTACTATCGTACTCCTGCCACTTGGCCGGACTGTCAGCAAAGAACTTGGCGTCAAACATGTATTTGTCCTGTACAGTAAAACGCCCATCCCTTACACGCCCAAATATTAGGGCTGGAAAGCCATCCCATTTGATAGTCACTGTACCAGGATTTTTAATAACATATTGCAAACTTTGTAGGGCCTGTGCGGCTGCTTGTGCTCCGTCAAAGATTGAATCTTCAGGGTGCGGTTGTGCGCCTGCTCTTGCTTCAACAAGAATGTCGTTGATAAAATTTAATTTCATACGTGGTGGCCCATCTTGCGGAACCAAGCCGCTGTGCCCACTGTAGGTGCGGCTTCAGGAAGTGTTAATAATCCCTTGGCTTGATCGTCTCGAGCCTGTGCTAGTTTTCTATTAACTGTGGCTTCATCGTCGTATTTTAACAATGCCGCTACTATACTTTTAACTGTATACAAGTCAGAGGCTTTGGCCTTGGGCCCAATTAAAATCTTAGCAACTTCATCCATAGTACGTCCTACTAGTTCGCCAGTGTCTCTGCGTACTAGCTTGGCACTAAACGGATCAAATTTCATATTTTCTGCTTTAGCCAGACTGGAGATAAGAATAAAGTTTTGTTGTCCTTTGAACGAAGGGTCACTGTAACTGCCACGTGGACCATGTTGGTGCCAAGGCGCAACTATAGCGGCATCATGTATGACCATTAGGTCAACTTGTGCGTATCCTTCACCGCCTTTGGCTGGCTTGTACTTAACACCAATACTGACATTACGTCCGTTTATGTTGGCTTCAATGTGCTTGGCAGTAAACCAAGTTTGCATAGATTTTTTAGCGGCCAATACAGGATCTTTAGGATTGTCTTGTGTTTGATATAAGTCAACAACATCTTGTGCTTCAACCATTAGGTCAATGTCACCGCTGGGTACTTGTTTATATCCAGCACTACCAATATCTACTTGTAAATTTTTTAGTAACGACTGTGGCATTTCACGCTTGGCTATAGAGACAACCTGCGGAACATCTTCTTGTTCTACTGGTTGACTGGTTGGTATTGCGTTGCCGCCTTCATACAGATACATTATAGGCCTGCTTCTTTAAGATTTTGATTAAAATTAGTTAATGCGTTGTACTGTTCACTGCCAGGCATAAAGATTCCCTTGCCATCAGACCAGTAATCTTTGTCAGCAGGTTTAGTCCATGCTTGACCATTTTTATCAGTTATTGTTACACTACCATCTGGTTTTCTAGAAATTCTAGCTTTAGCGGTTGGGGGTGGTGTGGTAGGAGCAGGGTCTGATTCGGGCTCCACATCAGACCCCACATCAGGCTCGGTTGATGTTTGTTGCTGTGCAGGTGATGATGCCGCTGGTTGTGGTGGAGGAGGCGTATTAGCACCTCCTGTATTTTTGTAACCTATTAGGCTATCAAACTCGGCTTGTAAATCTGTGCCAACGGGCTTATTGCTACCAAAAACTACCCAACGCCCATCATCTCCGGTAACATAAATTTTACCTTGAAATTGAACACCTTCTCTTCCGCTTTTTAGTTTTACTAGTTTTGGTACATTTTTACCTGTTACTTCTTCTGGCTCGGGTGCTGTTTGTTCTGGGGGTGTAGTACTAGCAGGGGTAGCCGTTGGCTGTGCATTTGCGGCCGCTTGTGCTCGATTGGTTTTATATCTTCCTACGCCTGGGACCAATCCATTCTTGCCAGTCCAGGTGTCATTGCGATTCATGCCAAACAAGTCTTTGGTCAAGTTGTTAGCGACATTTCCCCAGCCTTCAGTAATATCTTTAATCTTCATCGCTTCATTCTCCTGACACTACGCTTGAATTTCTCTGGCTCTTGGGTGCGGATTGAATTAATCAATCGGCGTTCCAGCTCTCCTGCTTGTTCAGCATCGTAGTTTTCGCGAATATAATTGATTAGATTAATTGCACCCTGTATAACATGGGTGGCACGGCTTTCCACAAGATTCTCACGATCTTTGTGTACCAGCAACGTGTCTAATTCGTCTAAAATGCTACGGGCCTTCTTTTGCAAAGTATGCTCCAGTTTATGTTATATTTATGGAAGTGTTATTCAGATTTGGCTTTTAGAGCTGATAGCATTTGCTTGAGTTTTGTGCTTTCTACGCTACTGCCCGGAGTAGCTTGTGGCGCTTCTAGATCAAATCCTTCTTTTGCCTGCGGTCTTGCCCAGGGTTTAGACTCTGTAACAGTACTATTAGTTTTAATTTGATTCAAGATACTAGTAGCAGGTTTACCGTAGCCACCTGTATTACTATCCTGTCCGTCTTCGCCCGGATCAGTAATACGCATAGTTTCAATGTTGTATTCTAGATCAATCTTCATACCAACACCTGTACTACTACGTGACTTCATACATTGTATTTGATAACGCCCACGTTCTTTCATAGCACGGCTTGTAAAGATACCAAACACGTTATCTGCTGTATTA